TGTAGGGTATGTGGAGAAACAAAGAATTTAGTAGATGAGTTTTATAGAACAAGAAAAGATAGAGGTCCAGTAGCATCTTCATTTTCATATGAATGTAGAGAATGCACCATCAAAAGAGTTGCCAATAAAATGGTAAATAACGTTTTTGATAGATGGGAATACCCTGATTGGTAACTCACGTCATATTTCCCCTCTGAAAAGTAACTTTTTAATAAATATTTTCAGATAAACTGAGATCACGGAGAAAAACATGGCGACTCCTCAATTATCTCCTGGAGTATTGGTCAGGGAGGTTGACTTAACAGTAGGAAGAGCTGATAATGTCTTAGATAATATCGGTGCAATTGCTGGACCATTCCAAATTGGTCCTGTTGATGATCCTATCGATATTACCACTGAGCAAGAGTTGATTGCAACTTTTGGAAAACCACTTTCTACAGACACTCAATATGAGTATTGGATGACAGCGGCATCCTACCTTTCATATGGAGGAGTTCTAAAGGTTTGTAGAACTGGTGGTTCAACACTGGTCAATGCAAACGCTGGTGTTGGAATTGCAAATACCACAACGCTCAAGGTTTACAACTACGACGACTATATCACCAATCACGAAACTGATACTTCGTTCTATTACGCTGCTAAGAACCCTGGAACCTGGGGAAATAACTTAAAAGTTGCTTTCATTGACAACGTAGCAGACCAAAGAATCGGTATTTCAACCAATGACGCTGGAAATGCTGGTGCTGCGATTGGTTTAGGTGTTACTGCTGCTATCAGCACCACACTGGTTGGTCCTGGAACTACCTCAACAATCACTGGTTACCTCAAGGGTATCATCACTGGTGTTACTACTGATGCTACAAATAGCAATTCTTCCTTTGATGTGAAGATTGTTTCTAGAGTTTCTTCTGCAAATACAGAAGCTGCCATCACATATGAAGAAGGTAATGCTACCAACTCATTTACAACGGATTCGGTTCTTCACTTCGTAACTGCTGCTGGTATCAACACTGGTGGTGGTAACGACACCTTTGAAACTAAGACCGTTGCTAAAATTGATGACTGGTATGATCAGCAAACTCTTGGACTTGAAAATTCAACAGTTCTTTGGAAAGAGATCTCACCAAGACCAGTAACAAATATCTACGCTTCAAATAGAGGTGGTAAGAACGATGGAATGCACATCGTTGTTGTTGATGATGACGGTTCTGTAACAGGAATTCAAGGAAACATCATTGAGAAGCACCTCAATCTTTCTAAGGCAGCAGATAGCGTTTCAAACGTCAATGCACCTCAGAAGAACTACTACAAAGACTACCTTGCAAACTTCTCGGAAAATATCTACGCAGGAGCAAACCCATCCTCCTCTGCAGATTCCTTCCATCTCACCAGACCAATCGCAACAGGATTCACTACGTTCTCTGGAACTAAGTCTGCATCCTTTACTCCGATTTCTATCGCTGATGGTCTGTGGGGTCTTGACGCTAGCAACGTAACGTTCAGCGGCGTTGGTGCTACAACTTACACCCTCAAGGGTGGTGTTGACTACTCCGCTAACAAAGGGATGCAGGCAGAACTTGGAGACCTGGTAGTATCCTACAACAAGTTTGCTAACAAAGATGAGATTGAAGTTGATTATCTGATCATGGGACCTGGATGTTCCACTGAAGCAGAATCACAAGCAAAAGCAAATGAAATCATTTCTATTGCTGAACTAAGAAAAGATTGTGTTGCAACTATTGGCGCACACAGAACAAACTTGATTGGTGTTACTAATACCACCACTCAGACAGATAATCTGATTAGTTACTTCTCTCCACTGACTTCATCTTCTTATGCAATCTTTGATAGTGGATACAAGTATGTGTATGATAGATTCAACAACAAGTTCCGCTACATTCCTTGTAATGGTGACATTGCTGGTTTGATGACTCGCACAAACCTTACTTCATATCCTTGGTTCTCACCTGCTGGTCAGCAAAGAGGTGTTCTGAATGGAACTATCAAACTTGCTTACAATCCAACAAAAGCACAGAGAGATCGTCTCTATCCAAACAGAATCAATCCAGTTGTTACTCAACCAGGTGTTGGAACACTTCTCTTCGGTGATAAGACTGGTCTGTCATACGCATCCGCGTTTGATAGAATCAACGTTCGCCGCTTGTTCTTGACAGTTGAACAAGCACTTGAAAGTGCTGCAAATGCTCAACTCTTCGAACTGAATGATGAACTCACGAGAGCGAACTTTAGAAACATTGTTGAACCGTATCTCCGTGATGTTCAAGCGAAGAGAGGAATTTCTGGATTCCTCGTTATTTGTGATAGCACAAATAACACTCCTGACGTTATTGATAATAATGAGTTTAGAGCAGACATCTTCTTGAAGCCTGCAAGATCGATCAACTACGTAACGCTAACCTTCGTTGCCACCCGAACAGGTGTCAGCTTCGAAGAAGTAGCAGGTCGAGTTTGATAATATTATCTAAATAACAAAAGGAGGATTTAAACAATGGCAACTTCAAGAGAGAACAAAACGATTTCTCAATTTAAGTCAGCACTAATCGGGGGCGGTGCTCGCCCCAATCTGTTTGAGGTAGAACTCACAACTCTACCCGCTGGTATTTCCTGGGATGCAGATAACTTTAGATATATGTGTAAGGCAGCAGCATTACCTGCTTCTAACATTGCATCTATTGACATTCCATTCCGTGGAAGAATCTTCAAAGTTGCTGGAGACAGAACCTTTGATACCTGGACAGTAACAGTTATCAATGACGAAGGATTCATTCTCAGAGATGCATTTGAGGAGTGGATGCAAGTAATTTCTAAGTTAGATAATAACTTGGGTGCTACTGATCCATCTGCTTACATGGTCAACGCGAAAGTTTTCCAACTTGGTAGAGGATCTGTTCCAAGCAGCAGAGACAACTCTGGAACATCAAATGCTGTTCTGAAAGAGTATGAATTCATCGACATTTTCCCAACGAATATGTCTCAGATTGATCTTTCCTATGATTCTTCAGATACCATTGAAGAGTATACTGTAGAATTCCAAGTTCAGTCCTACTCTCCAATCGGAAGTGGCACTCCAAACGGCTAATAAATAGTCGTATAAGATTAATCTAGTAATAAATCATGGCTAAGTTATTTGGGTTCTCAATAGAGGACACAGAACCACTATCTCCTGGCGCAGTCAGTCCCATCCCTCCTAACAATGAGGATGGGAATGACCATTACATGAGTAGTGGTTTTTTTGGTTCATATGTTGATCTTGAAGGTGTATATAGAACTGAGTTTGAATTAATCAAAAGATATCGTGAAATGGCACTTCAACCAGAAGTGGATAGTGCCATTGAAGATATTGTAAATGAAGCAGTTGTATCTGATACAAATGATACTCCAGTTCAAATTGATCTTGATAATTTAAATGCGAGTGATGGGATTAAAAATAACATCCGTAAAGAATTCAAATATATCTTAGATCTTCTTGATTTTGATAAAAAAGCACACGAAATATATCGTAACTGGTATGTAGACGGACGTATCTATTACCATAAAATTATTGACTTAAAGAATCCCCAAGAGGGAATTCAAGAGTTGCGTTATATTGACGCAATGAAGATGCGTTATGTTCGCCAACAGAAAAAAGTAGATCCAAATAAAGCAGCACAAAACAGACTTCAGAGAACTCAGAATGATAATCCAATGGATTATGAGTTTCCTGAAATCGACGAATACTTTATCTACAATCCTAAGACAGTTTATCCAAGTGCTAACCCAACTCAAACTGGGCAAAGTCAAGGAATCAAAATGACAAAGGATTCCGTTGTCTATTGCACATCGGGTCTTGTAGATCGCAACAAAGGTAACACACTATCATATCTCCACAAAGCAATTAAGTCACTCAATCAACTTAGAATGATTGAGGACTCTCTGGTTATCTACAGATTATCCAGAGCACCTGAGCGTAGAATTTTCTACATTGATGTTGGCAATCTTCCCAAGGTCAAGGCAGAACAATATCTGCGTGATGTGATGAGTCGTTATCGCAACAAATTAGTATATGATGCTAATACGGGTGAGATGAGAGATGAAAAGAAATTCATGTCAATGTTGGAAGACTTCTGGCTTCCTCGCCGCGAGG